AGTATCAACTGATCCTGCCTATTTAATGAACAGCGACCTTGAAAACGGTGTAAGTATTGCACTACTTGGAAGAGTCCCTTGCAAGGTAGTAGGAAAAATCAACAAAGGTGATATACTAGTGAGCAGTTTAACACATGGACACGCAGAAGCACATAAAGATTTACATAACCCTCCCGCAGGGAGTGCTATTGGTAAAGCAATTGGTTCAAAAGACGATGAAGACCCAGGAATTGTTGAAGTACTTGTAGGCAGGCTCTAGTGTCTGAGAGGTACAGAACTGATTACGATGGTGAGTTTGTAATCATAAGCAACATAATCAAAGATGGTAAAAAAATTCAAGAACGTGAATGGATTGATAATCCAATAGAGAACCAACATATATCTGGACGTGCAGTGGTGATTGGACATGGGCAAAGTCGCTATACTACAAAATATAACGGCAAGTTTAATTTAAAAAACAAAATTGAAAAACATGCAGGATGGCATTTAGGGCGGAAACGTTTACAGAGTTACGGGTCCGAAGGTTGTTGGCAAGAAATGCAATGTGATTTTTACATCGAGTATGATAAAGAAAAATTAAAAGAAATACAAGAACAAAAATATAGTGAAAAAGTAACTGTGTACAGTAATGCAAGAAACTGTATTGCTAGTCCAGGAGAATTTTATCTAGTGCCATACGGTGAACGAGGAAATAGCGTTACAATTGCTGCTTGGTTAGCCTGTTTTGATGGACATAACGAAGTGTACTTGCTTGGTGTAGATGGAACCAACGAAGATGAGGCTACGAATCAAAAGAAAATTAACGAACTTGCTAACGTTATGACAACCTACTCAGGTGTGCAATTTATATATGTGTCTGATGGTAAACGTGCTCCAGATGAGTGGAGACAGAATAAAAACTTTTTCCAATGGAAGTATAATCAGTTTGTTTCACATTGTGATATTTGAAACTTTTTAATTGTATCAATTTTCTTTAATATTTCTTCAAAATTTATAGTAGTCCACAATCCAGGATGTAACGGCTTTGGCCACACTCCAGATTTTATCCAACTATATCCATAATGTTCGTTGTTTAGCACAGGAACAAATTCTTCGTCAACCAAACAAAAAAATGTATGATAACTAAAATGGTTATCAATGCTAGTAAATTTTTCAATTGGTACTAGTTTAATAATATCAGGCCACAATCCAATTTCTTCATGACATTCACGTTGCAATGCTTCATTGAGATTCTCACCAAAGTCTACTTTACCTCCAGGTAATCCCCAACATCCAGGATTCTTAGAGTCATTGCGTAGTAGGTACAGGTACCTGTCTGTTGTTACACTGTAAAACCAAACTCCAACTGCATTTATCAAAGCACTAAACTCCACTCACCTTCAGGATATAATCCTTCATAACTTTTTAGCCATTCGCCTTTTGCCCACCGATATTGCACACTTGTGGTTGTATTGGTTACATATTGTACATTACTATCTAAACTAGAATCAAAGGAAATATTCCATCTTGTTCCATCATATTCTACGATATCGTTTGTGTTAGCAATTAGAGCAGTACCGTCTATGCCTCTCCAGGCTTGTGCGAATCCAGGATCAGTTGCACTATTATTTCCTGTATCGTTGATAAACAAGTACCGTTGTCCAATAGAGGCACTTGGTAAACCATATCCACCACCACCTACAGTTTCTGGACCTTTTGCTTGAGGATCAACAATTGCACTGACTGCTGGTAGTGTATTTTGTGGAGTTGTATCAGTATCAACAGTAAACAATAAAAATCTATCATCAGTTGGATGATAAGAAACTGTTCCGGTAATAACAGTATCATCGTAAGGATTATCCAAACGAACTTGACTTATTCCGTTGCGTAGACTACCATAGAGATCAACCACAGTGTGCCACATTAAGTTACTTGGAGGAGCAGACGGAACCTTAACACCATCATTATTTAAAATAACTGTGGCAGGCTCTAATACTTGCAGTTGATCACCCAGTAGTAATGTTTGATAGTTATACGGAGTAAACTTTTGTCTAGTACCCATTAGTAAATCATTATCAAATATTGCATTGTTCATATCACCATTGCCATCAAATACACTTGCAACAATTCTCTCAACTACACCAAGTTTTTTGACTTTAGCAGGAGGAGAAATCCAAATTGGCATCACAAAACGTAACGTAGCAATATCAATAGCATCATCTGTTCCCATTGGGATTGATCGCGAGCTCCAGGTAACTTGTTCTAAATACATAACACTAAGGCTGGTCCAATCAATAAAGTTTTCTGTGCTTTGTATTTCTAAACTGGGATTAAATAATGTTAACAGTTGCTCTAGCAATTGTAATTTTTGATTGGTATTTGATGTCCAGATATCCAAGTTAACTTCTAAGTCAAATGGCACAGGCATAAGTTTTTCAATAGTAAACGCATTGCCTTGTGTTGTTTCGTACGATTCTGATTCAGTATCCCATAACCGTTGTCGTACGTTTTGTTTTTCAATATAGTATGGTTCTTGTATTCTATCACGTGCATAGTTTAAATTAGTAACATGAAATGTCATCAAAGGTGTACTAGGCAAACTGTTTGCACTGTTTTGTTGTATAATGGTTTGAGCTTGTCTAGTAGCATCACCATAACGTACCGGAACTCTATACAATGTTTTTGCAGTGTTGTCTTCAGTTCTTCCGTATTCTACTTGAAAGTTAGAGAATACTCTAGTAAACTGCAACAAGAACCTGCGTATTTGTTCGTCGTAAAAAAATTGAGTTAGTGCCATTAATTGTCAGCCTGCGGTTTAAGTAGTTTACTAAGTGCTTGACGTTGTGGAATATTTCCTCGATCTTCTGTTGCAGTTTCATTTGTGTTGTTAACAAAACTACTGCGTTGTGTCTGCGATGTAACTACATTGCCTCCGGCAGTTATTTTAGTTTTATCACCTGGTGTTAAATTAGTTCTCACATCGTCCTCGTACTTAACCCATCTTGAACCACTATAGCGAAAAAGTCTATTTGGGTAATAGTCTAGTCTAAGTGCAAAATCACCACTCTGTGGATTGGTTGGAAAACTGATACCCGGCTTCACTGGTAATCCGTTTGGAGCGAGTCCGTCGCCAGTTAGGTATCCTAAGGTATAACCATTTGCTCTTGGGCTTACTGGTTGTCCATCAACATCAATATTAGTTGTATCTACTGTAATACCGTTGCTGTCTACCGTGTAACTGTCTGGATCAGCTGGAGAGCCATCTTCGTTAGTCGGTACAATGTAAAACTTTACAGTGTCATATCCACTATATGGTACTTCGTATTCTGCTTGTGTAAGAATTGCATCGTTTATCGATCTGTCTTTAACAACTGTTCCAAAAGTTTCTATTTCACTAAGTGGTGTGTACTCTTCCCACTTGGTTGTATCAGTAATTTCAACACCTGGATCAACATCATCTATTGCTTTGTAATAAGTTTCTCCGCTGAGTACAATACTACCTTTTGGATAGTAGTTTCCGTTATCCCAAATGTTTTCAACTTCAAAAGGTTTATCAAGTATATCATTATACTCTTGAGCACTCACTAGTGGTGTAGCTTTAACACGCCATAGATGCGGAAGCCAAGTTTGGGAAAAGCCTTCACTTGCAAATGCCGCATCTTGTATAACGTAATACTTTGGTATAGCTCTAGCAATACCACTGTCAAGAGGATTGAAGTCTTTAAGGTTTGGCAACTCAAGAACGTCACCGCTCATAAGTTTACGACCCATTGTGTCTATCATAAAGTTATAATGAAATGTAATAAACAGTGTATCGTTGTTTAAGAATAAACCAAATTGACTAAGGTCAAAGTCTATATCTTGTGCGTTGTAAACACCACGCATTTGGTATACATCGTCATCGTATTTTCTATCTCTGTTTTCAAGTAAGAATAGGTCTTCGATAAACAGTGGCGACTCGTGATTATAAGCAGGTTGTGTGGCATCTTGTGTGCCTCCGCTTACACTTGAACTATCATCTCCATGCGGCTGAGGTCCGAGATATTTGTGAATAAACATGTCAACACCGCCAACCTGATACATTTCCATAACAGTGCGGTCAATAAATTTGTAATCGTTTTGACGATTTGGGCGATATAAACTTAGTCTAGGCATACAGTAATCCTTCTTACTGTATTTATGGCCTTAGATGTTAACCTTAACTGGATCGTTGCCAGTGATAGTGGTTAACTTTTTACATATACTACCAACTTCTTCTAGTGTTAAAAAGCCCTTAACAGTATCCCCTGGTTCTGTTATACCTGGAAGTTCAACTCCTTGACCTGCAACACTAACCATTATTTCAAATAATCCTTGTGTACCGCCATAACTTCCGTCATGTTGTACAACACTCAACTCGTACTTTTCAAAATCAAGTACAAGTTGTATGCCTTTGTGATATTTGCTTGTATCAAACTGTAGGCCTAATAATGACTCATTCATCTAAGTGCATCCTTAGTTGTACCGCCACCTTGGTATGCATTTCCGTTAGTTTTCATCTGCTCTAATTTTGTAATCATTGCCATAAAGTTTTGTAACATTTTGTCACTAGTACTTTGATGCTCAATACCAGCAGGAATACAAACGGCTTCCATATCCATTTGTTTTAAAGCATTTGCAGCCTCAGTACAAGTGGATTTATCAGCATAGGTCATTGGATTTGCCAACATCATTGTAATTAACATAAACTTCATTTGTTACCTCCGTTAAGTTCACTATTCATTTTACGTAACAAAGCCATAGCATTTTGTCGCCAATAGTCTTTGCCCCAAGTTCCTTCAGCAAAACTGTCGGCTGCAAACCAACAGTTATCTATACGTCTTTCGTATAGTTTAAATATTCTACTATCCATATTTAAGATCTGTCATCTCGTCACTGTAATCTTCAACAAAGTTGTAAATAGTTTTTATTAGTTTTACATTATTAACTGGAAACGGACCTGATTGAGTGTAGTCTATCATAGTTAGCAATTCTGCTTCTGCACTACTAATACTATCGTGCTTGCCAGTTTCGTATTCGACATTAACACTATCTTCTTTAACTATCCCAGTAATTTGTATTTTCTTTTTCATATAACTTCTCCTATTTTCTAACTGTACATATATAATAACACAGTTACAGGATAAGTCAACCTTTTTATTTGAAAAGAATAAAAAAACATTAGAAACTTTTTGGTTGACAGATACTATATACATGTTATACTCTTTTTAACAGTTAGATATAGGAGCACGATATGGCAAAAAGCAAAAACTTATTGAAGCCAGGCACTCGTAAGAAGAAGCCTGTAGTAAGAAAGCAACGTAGTAAAGCACAAGATCCTGATTGGTCAACTGCTTTAGATATGAGCGGTCAGGCTTACCATAGACATAAGATGGTATCTGTTGATTGGTACTATCAAGAACGTAAACCTGTAGAACTGTTTCCAGATTTACTTGCATGGATGAAAGAAAATGAATATAGCAAAGAAGATATTGCTACAATGAAACGTCATGGACATAATGGTATGGTATATGCCTGCATTTATGCAAGATGTTTACGTCAAGGTATGCCAGACGTTCATCCAGACCATAATACACACTGGCAAACACTAGCAGGAACGGCTGGCGACGTACATCCTACCAGCATGTATATTAAAAAAAGTATTGTAGAAGCAATATCAAGAACTGCTCCTGCACCAAAATTAGTTGTTGATAATACTAAACCTGTTGCTCTACGTAAAAGTATACAAGAAAATATGCGAGATAAGACAATGGAGATTGAAGGCGGTGTGCATGAACTAGTTGATCAGTTTATGTTAAATGATTGTAAAGATGCTGACACATATTCTCTAATGAAGTTATTACGTGATGAAGGATGTCCTCCGCAGACAATTGATATTATTGCTAATCCGCTAAAGGAACAACTAATTGAAATAAACGAGCTAATGAATCCGCCTAGTAAAAAAGAACAGGCTAAGATGTCAGAACAAGAACTTGACATGGTAGCACAACTTGAAGAAGGATACAGTCATTTAGGCAAGTTGCAGATACGTGCATTGCAAAAGTTTCTTGAACGTGCAGTGGCTGATTGTGCAAGTTATGTACAAGTTAAGAAAGCAGATAGACAACCTCGACCAACCAAACAAAAGACACCAGCACAGTTGATTAGAAAGTTTAAGTACCACAGGAAGTTTGAAGAACTTGGTCTCACTAGTTTAAGTCCAGAAAAGATGGTTAACGGAACTGAAGCATGGCTTTACAATACTAAAACACGTAAGTTGATATACGTAATTGCTGACGAAGTAATACAAACTTACAGTATAAAAAGTAACAGTGTTATTGGATTTGATCCTAACAAAAGTGTTCAAAAAACACTGCGTAAGCCTGCAGAGCAAATTAAAGAACTAATGAACGGTGGTAAACCTAACAACAGAAAGCAGTTTGCTAGTATTAAATCAACAGAGATCAAGTACAATGGTCGCGGAAATGAACATGTAGTAATACTGAAGGCTTGGTAGTTTTCATAAATACTGTCAAGGATGGTATTATGGCAGTAGAACACACACTCGATCAAACATTAGATACACTTAAACAAGAAGCATTTGATTACGTACAACTTCAGATGGGAGTAGGTATCATTGATGTTGAATTAGATGCGGCCCATTATGAGAGTGCATATCAAAGAGCATTGGGTGTATATCGTCAACGAGCAGAAAATGCGTTTGAAGAAAGTTACAATTTTCTAACACTTGCAGATGACACCAACATTTATACACTACCAAGAGAAATAAAAACTGTTAGGCAAGTGTTTAGACGTACTATTGGTTTTGATAATGGCGGAGAAGGTACTGCATTTGAACCATTTAGTGCTGCGGCATTAAACACCTACTTGCTTAATGGAAATCAAATGGGTGGACTTGCAACATACGATTTCTATGCACAGTATGTTGAACTAACTGCTAAGATGTTTGGCGGATTTCTCAATTATAATTATAATAGTGCAACCAATCAGTTAACACTGATGCGTGATATCAAAGGATCAGGTGAAACTGTATTACTCTGGTGTTATAACTTGCGTCCAGAAGTACAACTACTCAGCGATTTTTCTATACAACAGTGGATGAGAGATTATATGGTAGGCAACTGTAAACTTATTATTGGTGAAGCAAGAGAAAAATTTGCCACTATTGCCGGACCACAAGGTGGTACTGCTCTAAACGGTGCACAAATGAAAGCAGAAGGTACTGCTATCATGGATGCTAAAGTTGAAGAACTTAAAAATTATGTTGATGGTTCACAACCACTTACATGGGTAATTGGCTAATGCGAGCATCAGAGTTTATCACTGAACACGAAATGGTGTTCAGTCGAACAGGCAACAAACTAAAAACCAAATGGCGTTGTACTAGTGGTACAAGAAGAGGCCGTGTTGTTGGTAATGCCAAAGACTGTGACGCTCCTATTGACCAAAAGAAACGAGCACAAATGAAAGTGACTCGCAAGACAAAGAGTAAAGTTGCGGCAAGAAAAGCAAAGAAGACCAAAAGAGTAAATCCAGCAAGTAAACTCTTAGGTATGCTTAACAAACTGCGTAAAGGTAGTGTAAGTTCAGGCGGCAAAGTTCAAAAAGCATATAAGCCACCAAAGACAAGCCTCAAAGGCACAGTCGGAACAAGAAAAACAGTCAAGCCAAGAAAATAGGTTGACATAGTTTCATTATCTGCTATAATGATATTATGGATATTATGATAGATATAGAAACTGTAGGTACTGGCCCTGACGCTTGTATTCTTACAATCGCGGCCCAAACCTTTGATCCTCTAAGTGTTGGTTACCAAAAACAAGATTACTATGCACGTGTTGATATAGACAGTCAGCCAGATAGAGAAGTAGATGATGCTACTGTTGAATGGTGGGCTACACAACCCAAACAAGCACAGGATGAAGCATTTGGCGAGGAAGGTAGAATACCTCTTAAACAATCACTTGAAGAACTTAGCAAGTTGTGTTTCCACTGTAAACTGACTTGGGCAAACGGAACAACATTCGACATGGTTATACTTGAGAATGCATTCAAACAATTAGGCTTGCCTATACCTTGGCAGTTTTGGAACGTGAGAGATGCACGTACAGTATATAGTTTGTATCCAGATTTGCCAAAGCCACGTGCTAGTCATCATGCATTAGAAGATTGTAGAAGACAGATTGATCTACTACAACAAACACTAAAACACCTAAAGGTAGTAGGACTTAAATGATAGTTGGTATTTGCGGACTTATAGGCAGTGGTAAAGGAACTGTTGCTGACATATTAGTAGAACAAGGATTTACTAAAGTAAGTTTTGCTGACAAACTTAAAGACGGTGTTGCAACTATATTTGGTTGGGACAGAGCTATGCTAGAAGGTGATACCAATAAAAGCCGTGAATGGCGTGAACAAGTAGACGAGTTTTGGACTAAAGAAACTGGCAGAACAATTACCCCGCGGATCGTATTACAAGAATTTGGTACAGAGTGTATGCGAGAAGGATTTGACAACGGTGTATGGGTAAGTTTACTTAAGAAGTATATGATAGACAATCCTGGAAACTATGTTGTGCCAGATGTGCGTTTTCGTAACGAACAAGATATGATTCGAGAACTTGGTGGCAAGATCTGGCAAGTAAAAAGAGGCAAAGACCCGATATGGTTTCACAGAGCGATCCTTGATAACGCAAATCTAGATACAAGTAACTTAATGAGTGGATTTGATAT